GGAGACATGAACACCGCTTTGGGTAATTGCTTGATCATGTGTGGTATGATACACACTTGGGCTAGCATTGCGGGTGTTCAGGTGGAATTAGCCAACAATGGTGATGATTGTGTTGTCATCATGGAGGCTGGAAGTTTAAGCTTATGGAGCGCAGGACTGTCAGAATGGTTTCTATCCTTGGGGTTTCGCATGGTGGTTGAAGACCCTGTGCGTACCTTTGAGGAGATAGAATTTTGCCAAATGCACCCAGTCTTTGATGGGGATTCCTACCGTATGGTTAGGAACTTTGATAGGGCCAGGGAAAAAGACAGTATGTGCTTGTTGCGGTTGAATGTGGAATCAGATTGGCGTAAGTGGATGGGTGCTGTAGGCGAGTGCGGAATGGCACTATGCTCAGGCATCCCCGTTTTTCAAGAGTATTACCACTATATGGAGCGCAATGGTATCAAATCAAACATGAAGGTTGCAGTGTCCATGCAATCTGGCATGCTTAATATGTCAGTAGGAATGACTCCGAAGTATCGTGAGATCGAACAATCCACGAGGTATTCCTTTTATAAGAGTTTTGGAATTACTCCGGATGAGCAGCAGGCACTGGAAGTGTATTATAAATCGAAAAACACCATGTTTGGTGGATTCAAGACCATTGATACACTAATCGAAGTACAACACGCCCCTTTTTAATGAAGTTCCATGGTAATTATTGCGGCCCGTATTGGTCTGATGGTAAAGCGCAGCTGAGTGTGGCCTATGGCCAGCCTGCTGTGGATGAATTAGACCAATTATGCAAGGAACATGATGCAGAATATGCCAACAGTATTGATCCAAGCGTTCTCAAAAACGCTGACCTGACGTTCGCTCGCAGAGCGCTAGCTTTGGGTTGGCCAAAGAGTATTATAGCTGGAATCGCTGTTGGCGGCCAAGGCACTATCCGGGCCCTTGATTTAATCGTCAACAAACAACAACAACAACCTATGAGTATCAACAAGAACTCAAAAGCATTTAAACACTTTCAAGACTTTATTCACCAGAAGTCACCAGCGCCAACTACGGCGCCTAAGAATCCAATCCCCCCAACTATGCGGAAAGCCAAAACTTCCACCAAAACTACAGCGCAGCTTCCGGCTGCTTATGTCACCACATCATATACGTCAGCACCTAAAACGTCCATCAACAAAGACGGTGGTGTTACGTTGAGTCATAGAGGGCTAGTTTCTAGCTTAACA